GTCGAGTCGGCGCCCGCTTCGAGCGCTTCGACGGGGACGGTAATCGTCGAGCTCGCGGCAATGGTAAACGTCGTCGTGTTTCGATATTGCTTGCCCGCCGTGGAGAGTAAGACCAGGTCGCCCTGGTCGAGCGGGTAGATCCCGCCGCCCGAATTGGTCAAGGTGACTTCCCCGCTCGCGAAGGTCGCTTCGATCGCTTCGACGCCGAATCCGTAGAGGGCGCACGCCCGAAGCCAATCGCCCTCAGCGAGCTCTAAAAAGCCGCTCTTCGCAATGTTCGCGTCGAGCTCGGAAAACGCCGAATCCATAACCGCCGACACGGCGAGAATCGTTCGGACGACCGCCCCCGACTTCCAAGACGTCGTAGGGACCCCGAGCGCCGCGAGGGCGTCGTAAAGCGACCGCTTCGCATCGTCGACGGTGATCGGCGTCGTAAGGTCGGTGAGCGAAAGCGTCATGCGGCTAGTTCCTTTAGAATCGTGGCGCTATCGGTAATCGCGAGCGTGAGCGTGTACGGGCCCGCGGCAATGGTGGCGCGGATCTTCAAGTCGAAGGCTTCGCCCGTGCCCGTAAAGGTCACTTCGTCAATCGATTCGTGTCGGTCGTCCTTTCGAAGCTCGTTCCGAATCTGGCCCGAAAACGCCAAGACTTGATCCGACGTCTGCCCGGTCGCGAGCATGTCGCGAACGTCCCTTCCATAATCCTCGTCATCGACGAGCGAGCCGCGGGCGGTCGTCAATCGCCGATAGTCCGCTTGACCGACGGCCAAGATTGAGTCGCCGTCGACTTCGTCCATCATCGCCGTTAAGTCGTTGTCGCAATAGAGATCCGACCCGAAGCCAAAATCCCCCGTCGGCGTCTCGAAGTCGTGCGAGAGCGCGGCGATCCGCGTATTGATTAGATCGGTCGTGTAGCTCATGAGATCGTCCCTATGGCCACGCCCGTTACGGGCCCCCCGCTCGGGGGCGCCGTGAGACCGGTACCGGGCACGGTCACAATGCCATTGGCCACAATTTCCGCGATCACGGCGTTTGCGATGTCGTCACAAAACGATTCGAGCTCGGGCCCGTCGGGGTCAACCCATGCGCGGGCCCCTAGTGCCGTTCGTATCGCGAGAGAAAGCCGAGAAGCCGAGAGCGCCATTTAGCCGACCGTCACTTTCGGCGAGCCCGCCGTAATCGTTCCGATAAAGGGCCCGCATTGCACGGGATCCGTCTGCCGCGCCGCGGGCAGGATCCCCGCGGCGATCCGTACCGTCGCCGAGCTCGGCCCGAGGTCGAGCCGGGTCGAAGCGTCTAGCAAGAGCTCGACGGGCACAAAGCCCGGATGGTCTTTCGGCGTGTAGTGCGTGAGAATCGGCGCCGTCGGATCCCCTTCGATGAAGGTCACGAGCACGAGCGACGAGGGCGCGAGCTTCGCCCAAAGCCCAGCCATTCCCGCGAAGAGCGACACGGGCAAAACGTCGGGAAGCCCCGCGAGCTTCCTTACCGCTTGAAGCTCGACGCGGTCGCCCGACATCCGCACGACGCGGTAACGGTAGAGCCCGTGAAACTTCGTAACCGGCTCGGTAGTCTCTCGAGCCACGGCCCGAAGAGCTCGAACGATTCGCGAGGGCGAGCCGGGCGCGCCGCCCGACCAAGCAAGGATCCGAAGCTTGCCCGCCGACATAATGAGCTCGATCGCCCGCGCCGTTTCGGGGGCGTCGAGGCGCTCTCGAAGGATCGTTCCGACGCGCACGGCCCGCGGGTCGTCGGTCGCAAGCGTGATCACTTGCTCGCGTTGGTCGAAGGTCAAAAGGTCGACGGCGCCCGCGACCTCTTGCGTCGGGCGCTCTTCGAAATGGGTTACGCCCTCGTAATCAAGCCACCAAGGCCCGCCGTAGAGTACCTGTGAAAGCACCCGCGACGCGGGCCCGGCGACGCGCACGAAGTCGGCCCCGAGCCGGGTATCCGGCGCCCCCGTAATCGTTTCCCCGACGGCTCGAGCCGCGTCGCCGAGAACCGTCGCCGCTTTTACGCCCGCGTCGTTATGGTACGCCTTGGCGGCGACTTCCTTCGACCAGCCATTGGCGCCCGCGACGATCCGAATCTTCGTCGCTTCGCCGAAGGATCCCGAGAAGCTATCGGATACGGTGCCCGAGAGCGTGAGCGGGCCGATCTGCAAGGTGACCCGGCCCGCGAGCTCGACCCGCTCATCTAGATCGCAATCGGCGAACCATGATCCAACGTTCGGCACGAGCACGCGAGCGCCCGTGACCCGCCGACCTTCGAGCGAAGCGAAGAGCTCGGGCATTACGGCGCCCTCGGGGGGGGATTCAAAAGCGATTGAAATTGCGAGGAAAGCCGATCGATCAAAATGTCGTTGGCGCTCTTCGGCGGCTCGGGCTTCGCCGTCGACGCCGTCGGTTTCGCAATGGCAGGCTTCGGCGGGCGGTACTGAATAAATTTCACTTCCCAAGCCCACACGCCCGCGTCGCTTTGCGTCGGCCCCGTCAAGTCTTCGACGACAACCGAGCGAATCAAAAACGCTTCGGTTATCGGGTGCCATATGTCCATCGCCTTCGGCTTCGTGCCGCTCGGAGGCTTCAAGACAAGCGGCGCGAATGCATCCCATGCCGTCCAGTCGTCGTCAGAAAAGAGCGAGATCCGTACGGTGAATTTTGCGAGGTCGTCGCCCGTGTAGACGATCCCGCCGCCCGAAAGCCCGTAACCCTTGCGCGGATCCCATTTGCGCGGCGCCGACGCGCCCGACGGAAATTCGGCGATCCCGGGCGAGCGCCGCCCGTTCAATAGAAAGTAATTAACCGGATCGCTAATGAGATTCACGGCGATCCCCCTGCTTCGAGGGGCGACGCCATTTGTATGGCTTCCCCTTCGAGAATGTCGGCGAGAACCTTCCTAACCTCGTCGCCGATCGTTTTCGCGTCGCCGTCGGGGGCGTAGATCGTGATCGAAATCGGCCCGCGGTTTCCGCTATTGTCGTTTGCAACGGCGCCGCCCGTCGGCGAGCTCGCCGCGGGGATCCCGACCATATCACCAACGGCCGCATCGACCGTCGGCCCGCCTTGCTCGACGCCTTGCGCGTAGCCTTCGGCCGAAGCCATCCCTTGAAGCGCGAAGACTTTCGACGGCGAGCCGATACCTAGCGCCGATTCGAGCGAAGCGACGGCGCTCTTTCCCAAATTCACGATCGCGCCCCCGACCTTCGAGATCCCGCCCTGGATCCCTTCGATGATGCCATCGACGATCGACGTCCCTAGCGCCGACCAGTCGATCGACGAAGCGAAATCCCACAAATTGCCGAGCAATTCGAAGAATGCAACGAAGGGATAGATCACGGCGTACGCGATCCCCGCGACCAGCCCGAGCGCGAGGGCGAGCCCGCTAAGCGCGCCGACGAGCGCCCCCATTACGATCACGCCCGCATTGGTCGCAAGCGTTATCAGGTCGATCCCCTCTTTCGTCTCGCTTCCGAACGTCTCGCGAAAGAAGTTTCGGATCTTGAGAACGGCGATCCCGAAGAGTAGGGCGCCGATGACCATCCCTTGAAAAAAGGCTTTTACGACGGGCCCGTATTTCTCGGTTGCCGCGAAGATCGGATCGAAAATCCCGGTAACAAGGATCTTGAGCGCCCGGCCCGTCGACGTCGTTTCGTCGAAGACTGAAAGGACGTCCTTTAGAGCTCGTAAAAATGGCTCGATATTGACGCCCGCGAAAAGGTTCGCCGTGTGCTCTTTCAGCTTCTTTGCTTGGACGTCGAGCGCGAGCAATTGCCGCGCCGCTAGCGCCATGGCTTTCGCGCCGCCCTCTTTCCCGAGCCCGCTAGCGGCGAGCGCCGCCCCTTGAAGCGCCGTCTTGAGCTCGGCCCCGCGAAGCCCCGACGCATAGAGATCCTTCGCGAGCTTCCCGACTTCATCCGAGCCGATCGCCACCGACGCCGACACTTCGTCGATCGCCCCCTGTAATTCGGCCGCGCCTTCTTTGCTGCCCGTAAGCCCTTCGATCAAAATCGCTTGCGACCGCGCCGCGTCGGACGATACGAGCGCAAACTTGGCGAGCGCCACAAAGCCCGCGACGAGCGCCGCCGTAAGCGCGGCGACGGCGGCGACGGCGATAACCGCGGCGCCCGCGAGCCCGAGCGTACCGAGCGCCTTCGAGACGTCTTTGGCTTGCCCGATGAATCCCCCGAGCGGGCCCGCGCCCGCCTTGACCGCTTCGAGCAAGTCTTTAAAGCCCGACTCGGCGCCCTTGGCCGATGGCTTTAGAGCTCGAAACGTCCCCCCGAGCTCTAGAAACTTTTGCTGATTTGCGGCGACGCTTTCCTTTTTCGCGGCGATGGCGTCTTTTAGAGCTCGAAAGCTTTCGATATTGACCGACGCGCCGCCTTGCAGATTTCGCATGGCTTGCTGCATTGACTTAAGGGCGGCGACGTCTTCGTTAATCTTCGTCTTGAGCTTTTCCAGCGAGCTCGCCGCGCTCTCGGCCGCACCGCTCGTATCGTCTTCGAGCTCGACTGAGAATGTCGCGGTATTTGCGTTGCTCGCCATCGCCCTAGCTATCCTTCGGCGTCAAAAGGCGCCGGATATTACGAAGCTCGTTCAACCCCTCGGCGACCAGCACGGCCCCGACCATCGCTCGCACATATCCGCTTTCGCTTCGGTCCCCTTTGATCAAGCTACGGAGGCATTCGGCCGCAATGCCGAGATCTTGGCGCGCCCGCCCCCGTAGCTCCCTTATTTTCCCGCGATTTCCTCCCTGCCGATCCCCGCGAGGGCGCAAACGGCATTGGCACATTTCAAGAGCGAGGCGGGCGCCTCTTCGCAAATGCGGTCGAAGCTCGCCTTATCCGGATAGACGAGGCAAGGGCGTACGAGCTTTTGCAACGCTTCCGTATCGGTCGCCCCCTTGTCTTGGTACTTTTGGAAAAGCACATGATTCGGCTTTTTTACGACGATCATTCCTTCCGACGTATTGACCCGACGGATCGCCTTGCCGAGCGGGCCGTGCGCGGCTTCGAGCTCGATTAGCTTTTGCGCTTCGAAAAGGCCCCGCTCTTCCGCCGCCGCTTCCTCGCGCAAACGCTCGAGACGTCGGCGCCCCTCGTTCTTTTTTTCGAGCTCGTCGCGGGCGGCTCGAGCCGCTTCGACCTTCGCTTCGAGATCTCTTTCCTCGCGTTGCTCGTCGGTCAAAAGATCCTTCACTACGGCGCTCATCTATTCACCTCGCCCCGTCGGAATTGTCGAAAAGGGTAAGCCCGTTGCGCTTCCCGTATTCGAATTGAATTTCGAAATCTTCCTTAAGCGGGTCGCCGCTTTCCTCATGGCTGGTCGTCGTGCCGCCCCACCGGCAATTCACGAGCTCTTCCGTGATCGGCTCTTCGTCGCTCTCGACGTACTGGATCACGCCCTGAAAAATCTTATCGCCGTAATTGCCCTTCGAATCGGCGAGCGCGGCGCGCAAAGCCTGGACGCTTCCTTTCCAGCCCGTAACCTTCGCGCTCTCGGCGGTGTATTTACCCCGCGACATCCCCCGCGGGGCTTGGTGCTTCCCCATGCCATAGGCGGGCACCCGCTCGCGCTTTTCAGCCCAGCTAATCGCCGTGAAACCGTAGAAGGGATCGCCGTCGACCTTGAACAGGATCGATCCCCATGAATATTGATTGCCGTTAACTCGAATGGCGTCGGACATATGGACCCCCGATCACACCGAGACGGCTCGAAGAGCCGGATTGTTAAAGCCGAGCGTTACAGCGATGAATTTCGGGTATGCGAGCGGCACCAAGCGCCCGTCGCCCGTAAGCGTTTGCGTCGAGAGAAGGTTATCGGTACGGGAAAGCACGAATTGCACGGCGCTTGCCTTCGGCTTGGTCAAGAGCACGGCGCGAAGTTGCGCGAGTACGCCCGACTCGATTTCGAGGGCGTCTTCCTCGAGAATAAAGCCCGAGTCTTTATCGACACGGATCGGCTTGGCGATCCGTAGAAGCATGTAATTTCGCACCGTCTCGCAAAAGAGATTCATTACCCGCCGATAGGGGATGATCTGAAAATCGCTTCCGACGGGGGCGAGGATACGGGGCCAAGTCACGTAGACGCCCGGGTAACCGTCCCATGTGCGAAGCGTGCCGAAGCGCGAGTCGTCGAGCCCGGGATTTACCGCTTCGTCGTGCTCGTCGGGATTGCCGTTTGCGTCGCGAATTTGAACGCCCGGGATCGGGCCCTCGTCGATCGCCGCGACGTTGATTTCCTCTGATACTGCCGAGTGTTTTGCGGCGATCGAAAAGCTCGGGGGGCGCCGATAGTTGCGCGCCGACACGCTCGAAATCGTCTTCGAGCCCGCGGGCCAAAGCGAGATCTGCTTCGATGCGAGCGAGCCGAAGATCCCGTCCATCGCCGTTTTGTAAGCGGTCTCGCTTTCGCCAGCATTCGGCATGCGGGGATGCCCCATGGCCCAACGATATTTCCCCGCCGACGCCATCGAGTTTAGCTTCGTCTCGAGTACGCCGAAGGCGGTCGCGTCGATGTTTCCGACGACCTCGACAAATTCCCATGAGAGATTGGTATTTTTCAGGGCGTCGAGCGCCGCGCCTAGATCCGAGCTCGACCAAAGCGGCGCGGTCGTGCGCGCCGTCCAGTAATCGCCCGCGATAAACGTTCCGGCGCCGAGATCGAAGGAAACGCCCCCCGAATTGGGGATCGCAATCGCTACGCTGGTACCGAGCGCGGTTAGCGTCGAGTACGTGCGCCCCCCGTCAAGACTGTATTTGTAGACGATCCCCGCCGTGCCGCGGGTGCCGCCCGTCGTAATAACGACCTTCACTTCATAGTCGTCGTTGGCCGTTGCGCCGACGGTATTTGTAACGACGCTCGTTCCCGTCACGTGCGTTACGTCGATCGTCCCTTGCGCGCCCGGGGTCGTCGCCGTCGCTCGACAGAAGATGACCGGGCGCCCGTAATTCTCGATCGCATAGCTCGCCGCTTCGACCGCGGGCCCGCCCCCAAAATTCGATTGCAGATCGACGATCCGCGCAAACGCCGCGGGCGTTGCGACCGGGCCCGAGTCGGCGACCCCGAGCACGGCGAGCATTTTCCCTGCCGACGGGGGAAGGATCCCGAGGGCGCCGTCAAGTTGCGTGATAATTACGTCGGGTAAAGTCATCGTCTTCCCCCTTTGCTTTCAGGTTTGGCAAGCGATCTCGTCGCCGCCCGGTAAGGCGATCACGTCTTCGGATGTCGCCGTGATCGGTTGCGGGGCGTAGACCCAAGACGGCGGCGCGTCGGGGATCATGGCTTGTATGGCGAGCTCGATTCGGATTGCCGCGCCGAAGCGTCGCTCGGTTTTCTCGGTAACCCAATTTTGCCCCTCGATCGTGTAGGTACCGTGCGAAGAGCGGTAGACCGCGGCGCGCACGGCGTCGTAAAGGAAGCGCGCCGCCTCGTATTGTTTGAGCTCGTTTTCGGGGGCGCTCGCGTCGTATCCCCAAACCTCGATCGTTACGATCTCGGCGACGGTGGCGATCGGGCGCGGTACCCGGCCCGGATTGCGAGCGGGGAGATCCTTCCCCATGTCGCCGTCGGGGACGGTGCCGGGCACGAAGACGACGCGATTAGCCTGCCCGGGCCCTTGGTTAACCTGCTTCGCGAGCTCGCGCCAACCGAAGACGACGTTAGCGGTAATGGCGTGCTCGGCAAGATCGGCCGAGACATCCGCGAAGAGCTTCGAGACGGCGAGAGCGTCGGTCATCCTACGCCCCCGCTTCGGTCATCGCTTGAAAGCGTCGGGTTAGAGCGTCGATGATCCCCCTGTTCATCGCGTCGGGGATCTTTCGAATGGGGATGATCATCCGTTGAATCCCCCCGCGAGCTCGGCCGAAATGGTGCAAGATCTCGATCCCGGTAAGGGTCACGACAACGACGGTTTCGATCGCTCGTACCCGGATCGCCTTCATCGCACCGTCAAGCGGCGGATCCCCTGAAAGGGTCGGCTTCCAAGGTTTCCCGTACGGGTCGATCGCTTTCTTGATATTCGCCGCGAGCGTGCGCTCCATCATTTTCGCAACGTCGGGCGCCGACTCGACGACGAGCCGCTTTAGCCCGCGGATTTGCGTGATCATCCGGTCGATCTGTGCATTGCCCGCGCTAATGGTGGCCATCTTCCGCATTTTCCCGCTGCATATCGGTCCACAGGTAAGGGCTCGTTTCGGCGACACCGAGCGGCCCGCCGTCGACGACGGCCGAGCTCGCAACGGTCGGGGAGATCGGCAAGTCGTAAAGCCCGTCTTTCGAGTCGGCCGCTTCGCGGATCTCGTTCCATGCCGATTCGGCGTCTTTTTCAATCCACGCCGATTGAGCGTCGCTCGGATTGAAACCGCGGGCGCCGTAGACTCGAACCGTTACGAGCCGGGCGAGCCATCCTTTAACGACTTCGGGCGGCTCGGTAAAAGGGACGGCATACCTTTTACGAAGTACCGAATCCATACGGCTCGACCATTCGGCGAGCGCCGCCGAGATAAAGCCTGGATGCGTGGCTTCGACCTCGGCGACACCGTCGGGCGGCATGATCGAGAGCGTTGTAAATTCGGCGACATCGAGATAAGCCACGCGATCCCCTTCCCGTTCTCAGGATCCTTTCCCCTTAAACATCAAATACGGGTGCCCGGGCCCGGTCACGTTGCGCCCTTGGCAATGCCATTCGAGCTCAAGAGCTCGATCTAGAATGGCATCGACGCCCGTTCCGCCGCCCGAGCCCGTGTAATAGGTAATCGTAAACGGATCCCGCTCGACGTAGACGATCGCACCAAGTTGCGACGTCGCCGCCTCTTGACATCCGACGAAAAAGGTCGTGTCGCTCTCGAAGCCCGCGAGCTCGTCGACCAGGATCGGAGTAGCGAAGCCGAGGGCTTTGATCAAAGCCTCGACGTCGCCGCTTCCGCCTTGCGCCGCGCCCGTGCCCGCGACTTGCGCGAGGAATTTCGCGCTAGTCAATTGCACGGCGCGCGGGTAGAGACGGGGCCCGCAAAGCAACGTTCGCGGCGTGAGAAACCGCGGATCTTCCCCGTTCGGCATGCGAATCGACTTGATATAGGAAAAGATCTTCGAGAGATTCGAAAGAGCGACGTCGGTCGACACCGAGTCATCGATCGGGCATGCGCCCGGATACGCGGGCGTGTTTCCGCTCGCCGCCGCCGACGCGCCCGTGAAGATGTTTTGAAACGTCCCCGCATTCGCGTCGTACGGATTGACCGGATGATCGGTCGCAAAAAACGCTTTCGCGTCATACCCGGTCACGAGCGAAGCGGTATGGCCATTCTTCAGAATGTAAACCGTTTGCTTCTGTGGCCAATACGCCATGTATGCGCCGATGTCGGCCGACCATTTCGCGGCGAGCTCGAGCCCGTTCCCGTCGAGGTCGGAAAGCTGGTCTTTGTTCAATTTGAGACCAGTACCCGCGCGAAGGTTTTCGAAGGTCGTATAGAGAGCGACCAGATCATCAAAAGCGAGGTTTCCGCCCTTGCCCGTCGGTCGAATTTGCGCGGTCGAGAGAAGCCACGCGATGATCTCTTTTTTGCTCGACGACGGTCGAACCTTCGTAACGCTTTGCCACCAAAGACCCGAGACCATTCGTTGGTACTCGTTCTCGGTAATGGCTTGCATGTTACTTTCGAAATCGAAGAGGAAACTAGGTGTGATGGCCATGAGCGTTTACCCCCGTCGGTTATGGGACGACCTTCTCGACGGCGACCCCTTTAACCGGATCGACCGCCCAAACCCGACCGGAAACCGATCGGCCCGTCGACGTGATCGTTACCGTTTGATCGTCGAACATGTAGCAAAGCTTTCCGACATCGGTCGCGGCGACCGCGTCGGTCGACGTCGCGTTGGCCCACCATTCGAGAACGATCTCCCGCTCTAGGTCGACCTGAACGAGCTTCGCCGCCGCCGTTGCGTCGACGGTTTCATCGAAGATCCCGATCGCCATAAGATTGGCGTTAGACGTTGCGGGGACGACCTTGGTAAAACCGCTCGACGCGAGATCGAAAGCGGCGCGCCCGCCCTTATAGGCTTTAGTGCCCGCGGCAAGCGTGAATTGCTTATGCTTCCAAGTTTCGTTTTTGCCGCCCCTAAATCGTTCGGTTGCGAGCGCGGTCATTGGCTACCCCCTTGCGCGTTCTCACGCTTTGCGAGCTCGGTTTGTGCTTCCTTCGGCGTCATGACGCCGAAAAGGACGTGATTCCCCTCGCGCTTGATCGCGGGCCCTTTCGCGGCAAGTCCCATGCGGGCGTCGATCGAAGCCTTTTGCTCGGGCGATGACCGCACGCCGCGCTCGGTGTTCGACTGCCCGGCGCCGCGGGTCGCGGTCGCTTGCGCCGCCGCCGCGGGGTCGACCTCGGGCCCCTTAGGCAGGGTCGGCAAGAGCTCTTTAATGTGCGCTAGCGGAAGCTTCTCGACGACCGCTCGAACGGCGCCCTTAAGATCCGGGCGCGTCGCCATGAGCTTCGCCCGCTCGTCGTCTTCGAGCCGCTTTGCTTCGCGGGTTTCGAGCTCTTGCACCCGAGCCAAAAGCTTTCCGAGCTCGGGATCGACGCCCGGCGCCGCGGGCGTGCGGCTCGCGGCTCGAGACGTTTCCGCGGGCGGCGCCGCGGGCGCGGGTCGGTTGGCTTCGTCGCCGTCGGGCTCTTCGTGCGGCGGCGGCTCGTCCCCGTCGGGCTCTTCGCTCGGCATGGTACCCGACTCGAGCATAGAGACGACGAGCCCGCATGCTTTCGCTTCGGGCGAATCGCCTTCCGACATTTTCTTGAACATTGCGATCATTTCTCGTTTTGTCATGACGACCGACCCCCTTTGCGGGCTCGAAGCGAGCGCGGTTACCCCCCATGTCGCGGGGATATTGGTTAGCGCCGTATTTAAATAGGAAACGACTTCACGTGTTTTCGGATCGACTTGATACGCGGGCGAGAAGTAGCGCCATTCGGGCGGCTCTTTCGCGAGCCCTTGGCTTGCGACGTCGGTCCATTCGGCTTCGACCGCCCAAAGCTCGGGCGCCCCGCTCGCGTCGCGGCGCACGGCGAGTTTGTGCCAGCCGACCGCCTTGCGTGCTTCGGGCGGCGCCACTTCGTTTAACGACAGATGGTCGACGTCGATTGAAAAGAGGTTTTGACGGGCGGTCTGTTCAGCCATCAAAAGAGCGGCCGAGCGCTCGGTAAAAAATTGCGGGCCCTTATCGGTCATCGTCTTCCCCGCGGGCCAAATGCGGAAAGCGACGGGCGCGCCGCCCGGCCCGCGCTCGACGGCGGCGGGCTCGAGAGCGCGAAGATCAAAGGTCGCGGTCGTGACACCGATCGCCCGGCTCGTCTTACCCTTGCCAAGACGATAGGCCGCAACGTCTTCGACCATTTGATACCCGACGGGGTCGTGCATCTTAAGATCGTCTCGATGGTAGTGATAGGCCGAATACGATTCGGCAAAGTATTCGCTCGGGTTTTTGCGCCCGTACTCGCTTACGGGCTTACCTTCCTTGAACGCCTTTTGCACAATTGCGTCGGCCGTCGGATCGGGATGCGTGTCGCCGCCGTGCATGTGATGCCCGATCTCATGCGTCAAAACGCGTTGCTTAAATTCGTCTTTGTTCTTTGCCATATAGGCAATGTGGGCCGGTTCCGCGTCGGCGTATCCATAACCGAACGGGCGCCCGCCGATTTTCCCCTTACCTAGCTCGGCGTCGACGACGAGCGGATTTGCATTGATAACGACTGAGCCGCGCCCGTCGGCCCGTGCGTTGTAATATCCCCCAAGCCCTTTTTCGAAGGCGCCGCCCTTGCCGTCGGTAACGCTTAAAACGTTTAGCGGGTGCGCCGCTAGTTGCTCTTTAATTTCCGGCTTTGCGGCGCCTTGCAAAATCGACTTTACTTCTTTCGCGGGGACGTTCTTTACGTAAAGCTCTTTTACGTGTTTGCCCTCTTCGACGACGCCCGCGCCCTTGCTCTTTCCCTTGCCTTTATCGCCCGAGCCGCCCGAGCCCGGGCCCTCGCCGAATTTGCCATCATCGGCCCGAGGCTGGTCGGGCGAATAGGCTAGAATCGTCATGCCGCGACCTCTTGATCGTTCGCGGGCGGCGGCGGCGCGGCAGGGGGCGGCGCCGCGGGCGGCGGCGAGATTTGCGGCACGGCGTCGGGCGTACCGTCCCCGTCGACGTCGCCCGAGACGGGCACGCCGAAGCGGGCGAGAAGTTGCGGCACGTCGAGCGCGATCCCGTACGGCGTGAGCGCGGCACCGAGCCCTTGGATCGCTTGCGAGACCGACGTAAGCGAATCGGCTTCGGCTTTCTGGTCGGCGGGGGGCGTTACGTCCCATTCGACGATCGCGCCCTCGTCGAGCGCTTCGGCGCCGTACCGCTCGACGATGAAGGTCGGGATCCCTTGCGTGTTCAAGGTGTACGAGAGCCCGTCGGCGGTATCCTTGATCAAGTCGCCGCGGATCGACTTGTGAATGTCGGCATTGGCGAAACCGGCGCCGCCCGTAACGGTCACGATTTGCCCGGCGAGCGCGATCATGTACTCGAGATCGCTGGTCTGAATATCCTCGGCAAAAACCTTATAGCCCTCGCCCTTCAATTCAATAAGCTTGACGTCCCAACCGGGCGGCAATTCGAAAACGGTATTGATCCCCCATGCGATCACACGTTCGAGAAATCCGCGCCGTTGATTCTCGGTAGCACCGAGCGGGGCGACGGCGGCTCGAGCCGGATTCGCGAGCTTTGCGCCGTAATTGCTCCGATGGAGCATGGCGTGTTCTTTGTTAACCCATGCGCGCCCGAGCGCTGGCCAAAGCCCGGTCTGCCATGGGGCCATCCGCCCGCCCGGCGTATGGAGAATCCATCGGCCGTCGCCGGGCGTAATGGGAAGCGGGCCTGCGATCGAATTGTAGTACCATCGATTTTCTTGCCAACGATAGCGAAGCCATTCGGGGTCAAGGCGAATGAACACGGGGAAATCGCGCCCCTTGACCGCGACGAGCTCGCCGACGCCGACGCCCGCCAAGATCCCGTCGGCTGCAAGCAATCCGATTTCCGACGGGGGGAACATTTCGTCGAAAACCGAGCGGGATCCGTTTTTCGATTGCAACGCGTCGACGATGTCGGCTCGACCGTAAAAGCGCTTCGGCAAGCGTACGAGCCCGCTCGTGCGCGTGGAGAGAAGCCCCGCGAGCGTTCCATCCCTTCGCATTGCACGGCAAAGCCGACCGACCTGTGAAAGGTCGCCCGAATCGGCCGCAAATTGCGCGCTTTCGAGGTCGGCAAGGTACCAGCGTGTTTGCGTCGAGGGCAGGGGCGACAATTGCCCGCCGAACGATTCGCGGATCTTGACGACTTGGGGATCGTCGATATCGGGGCCGCTCGCCTTCGGCTTCGTGTATGTCGAAACGCCTAAGAGCGCCGCAATCGTGTCGACCAATCCCGCCATTTCATTTTGACGGAAACCACGCGACGCGAGCGGTCGTCAACGTCACAGAGTGTCACAATAAATTAAATCAACGGCGCCAAGTCTCCATTCCGGCGTACGGGTCGAGTCGCGGATATCGATCGGGCTCGGTTGCGGTTTCCTGTGGAGAATCGCCCGAGTCGGCTCGAGTGTCGGCGGTTTCCCATACGCTAAGCGCAACGGCATCGGCGCGATCTGGCGAGCGACCTAGAGCTTTACGCAATTCGCTTTTCGGCGTGGCTTTCCTTCGACCGTTCGCTTGGTCGATCCATTCCGCGGCGTGAAGCTCGCGCTCTAGCCTCGTATCCTCGGGAATTGCGCCGCCGCTTTTCACGATCCAGTCGTGCAAGTTTGCGAAGAGCTCATCGCGCACCCGATCGTAATTCTCACGCTCGCGGGAAGCCCGATCGCTCGACCGCACGCCAACGACGACAAATTCCCCCTCGTGCGTGTCGGCATACGCTCGAAGTAACCCGAAGACGCGAGAACCGATCGAACCTTCCCGGTCGAGCACGAGCACGGGCGCTTCCTCGCGTGGCAGACGATGCACGCTCAAGATCCCTAGCAAATGCTGCAAATGCGCGTCTTCGGTTAGCCCGCGCATGGCGTAAAGCTGTAAGACTTTCAGATTTCGCCGCACGCAAAACACGCTTTCATCGCCGAGACCGCCCGGGCCCGACGGATCGAGCCCGATAAAGAGTCGCCCCTTATCGGAAGCGTCGGGCCATCGCTCTTCCGCTTGTCTTATGGCGTGAATCGATAGGATCTTCCGCTCTTCGCTCGTCGCAAACTGTCCTAGGACGCGAACCTTCCACCAAGGATTATCTTCGCCCCATTCTTGCCGCTTTTCCTCGATCCATTCATGAGTCGCCAGCCCTGGAATGATCTCGCGCCGACTTTGGTAATTCGGGTTTTCCTCGCTCGAAATCGAGAGCGTTTTGTAAAAGTCGGCCTTGGTATGGAAGGCTTCGAAAAACTCGCCCTCGTTCCGAGTCGGGTTAGAAAACATGATAATGCGCGCCCCGCCCGCGCGATTGCCTTCGATCGCTTCGAAAATCAGATCGGGCACGCCCGAAGCCTCGTCGACGATATAAAACAGGTTTTTCCCGCTAATTCCGGCGACCGCTTCCGCTTCTCGAGCCGTAAAGCCGACGATCTCGCGGAAATTGTTCGATCGCATGCCGCTTCGAGCGAGATCGTTAACGTGCCCGTCGATGATCGCCGAATGGGGGCACGGGCGGGGGATCGACGTCCCTAGCGGGTCTTTCCGTTTGCAATCGACGCAACGGCCCGAGCGATAAAGGACCATTCGCAATTCGCGCCAAAGAATCGCGTCGACTTGCCTCGACGTCGTCGAGGAAAAGATTACGCGGGCGTCTTCGTAGCTCGAATAAAACCATAGCGCGAGCCCGACGGCCGTTACCGATTTTCCGATCTTGTTTCCCGACGCCACGGCGACCCGCCTATGGTTCTTTGCGAGATCGATGATCTCTTCCTGCCGACTCCACGGCTCGACGCCGAGCACGTTGCGGAAAAATGCGAGGGGATCTTCTCGCCATCGGGGCGACGGCCAAGCGATCGTTTCCCCGTCGCCCGCCGCGCCGACCGTCGACGCCGTGCCCGCGCGAAGCCGCGCCGCGAGCGATTCGGCAAACGACCGCGGGCGCCGCCTCGGGCCCCGTCTACGCTCGACCTCATGCGCGATCGGTGTCGTCAATGGTCCCCCTTGGCCGTTACTCGGCGAGCTCGTCGAGCGCCCGCGCTAGGGTCGCCATCGCCTCGGGCCATGGCTTAAGCGACTCGGCGATCACGTCTTCGATCCGGCGCCACGCGGGAAGCCGCATAATCTTGCGCTCGTCGACTTCCGTCGTTTCGCCGGTTAGCTTCCCGAGCTCGACCAGCATTCCCGCCGCTTGACGTGTAAGCCTCGAACGTTCAAGCGCCGTTAGTGTCGGGTCGCTCTCGACCTGGTCGATGCTTCTGTCGAGAATGGCCCGTAAACGCGTTGCGCGGCTTAGGACCGTCCAGCCCTCGGCGGGCGGCGGCGGGCGCGGCTCGGCCGATCGTGGCGCCGTTGCGGGCTCGTCCCATGCCTCTTCGGGGATTTCCCATAGGCGGCGGAAAAGAGCTCGGTTCGCCGGGCCCGGGCGCCGCCCGCCCGTTTGATACCGGGAAATCAGGGATTGATCGAGCATGGCCATGGACGCCATGGCTTCGTTGGTCTGCCCGACGCTCGCGAGCATGATCGCCCCGCGGCTTCGCCCTGGTCGGCTCTTGCCGTTCCCGTTCTCGTCGACGGTCATCGGCCGACCTCTACCTCGAATTACGCCAAAAGTGTTTTACGAAATATGCTGGCGTCATAAGGGCCCTAAAATTACAGTGCCGAAAAATCAGGGACTCTCCCCGCGGCCTTGGCGCGCCCCCAACTGTTCTGTAGGCTTTTGCGGGCAATCTCGCGCAATATCGCCCGCGCTCTCGAGAAGGTCGCCCCTTTCCTCAAATGGCCCCGATTGCTCGTAATGTGCGTTTTGTATTGACAACGGATCGGCATGCGGGTTGCGTAGTGACCTATCGGGCTCGAGCCTTCGGGGGGATCCATATTGCGCGCAAGCAGGCTTACGCCATGAGCGCACGGCGACACAAGCCACGCCCGCCGCGTCTCGCACGTGCACGTTCGAGCGTGCGGGCCAATGGCGCACGAAGCGCCGTAGGAAAGCCGCAACGTTCTCGTCGATGTCGTCGCCCCGTCGGGGCGTGCCTATCAGGGCGTTTCGCCATTCGGTCACGCCGAGGGCGACCGCTTCGAGCGAGCGGGATTCGGCGATCCCGATGAAACGCCCGCCCGTCCAAACGGTCAAGAGCACGGCGGCGACGCGCAAGGGGTCGACCCTGCCGCGGGATTGCTCGACGGCGACGAGCCGCAAGCGATCCCCATGGCCCGCGTCGTCGAGCTCGCGAAAGAGCCCGAGCGGGCTTTCGGTCAAGCCCGCGGCAAAGTAGACGGGCGAGCTCGGGATCGTGAAATCGAGCAAAGCCCAGCCCGAGCGGGTCGGGCCCGGGTCGATCCCTAGGACCATCATCGGGTCGACCTCGGCTTCGACGGCGGGTCGGGCAGGGGCGGGATCGGGCGCGAGCTCGGCGGGCCCGGGCGAGGGGGCGTGAAGGGCGCCGGGCGTGACATCGGCGGGCTCGACATCGGCGCCGGGCGCGAGCTCGCGGGCTTGATCGACGGCGGCACCGACTCGGGCACGAGCTCGAACGAGCCTTCGACGGGCGCGGGCGGGGCGATGGCGCCGCCCCTTTGCGTGATCGGCGGCACGAGCCCGAGGCGCCGGGCCGTGTCTAGTTGCTCGCGGCTCGCCCTTTCAATCCACCAAGTCGCGAGCGAGCAAAGCGGGCACCGCTCGCCGACGATCGCCGCGCTCATTCCGAATTGATGAAGGGCGTTATTTGCGATCGAAAACATCGCGCCTAGAAGCGGCTCGAAGCTTTCCCGGTCGGCGCCGACCTTCGAGGCGATCACGTTTCGCACCCGCGCTTCGGCTTCCGCTTGATCGTTTGCGACGAAAGCCGAGAGCCCGCGGGCGTCGATGGCTTGCCGAAGCTCGCCCCAATGGAGATCACATATGCGCACGGCTCGCCCTCATTCCCTTAAAGCGATAGATCCCGACGTCCTTTCCGGCGACGTCGGCTTCCGTCCATGCCGAGTACCATTCGCCCGCGTGGTCTTTCATTCGCTTTACGAAGAGCGTCGCGGGAAGCGGCGGCGGCGGCGGCGAGCGCTTCGCGAAAAAGAACGCCCGCCCTTGCGCCATTTCCCAGCCCGCGACCGACGTATACATATTGACCGCGAGAATGCAGACGAGGGGGAAGACGAGCGTCCCCTTAGGCTCGTACGCAAGGCAAAGCAACGCGTTTAGCCCTAGCTGGGAAACAATCCACGCCGCAACGACGAGCGCTCGAACCTTCATCGGGCCCGCCTCTTTCGCGGCGCCGTGCGAAAGCTCGACGCTTTCGGGCACGTTGCGAAATGGGACCGATACCGCGGCATGTCCGACGGCGGCTTAAGCTTCGCCGACACGACCAGGGCGAGCGCACAGAGTCTTTTGCCCGGGTATAGAACTAGATTCCCGTCGGGGACGGCGACGGCGTCGACGGGCATTTGTACGCCCGTCGACGTCTCGCACCAAACGATCGGCGCCGCGCAACCCGCGCATACCGACAATTCGAGAAGCGGCGCTTTCATGAGGGCTTTGCGGTTTTGCGCGGGCGCCCGCGGGGTCTGCCCGTCGGCTTCGGCACCGATCGAAGCTTGGTCGGCGTTGCAACGCTTCCGTCGCCGTCGCCCTCGAAGAGCTCGCCTTGGCGGCGACGGCGCGAGGCTTCCTTCTCGGCTTCGTTGAAACGGCGCGTCTCGAGAAGCTCTTTGGTCTCGGCCCGTAAAATCGTCATGACTTGCCGAGCGTCGTCGGGCACTTCCTCGACTTCGAAAGTATTCTCGACGACGCCATCGGCCAATTGGCGCGATAGCGTGTCGCTCTCGTCTTCGAGCTTCCGAATCTTCACGCGGTACGCTCGGGAAACGTCGGTCTTTTCCGCCTTAAGCTCGATTAGAGCTCGATCGACAACGGCCAGATCGGCGCCGAGTCGGATCCGGTCGGCTTCGGTTATCGGCTTCTTTTCAGTCTGAAAGAGATCGCCCATTTTTCTAATCCTCTTCGTCGTTAGTCGGTTGTGAGATGGTCGGTAGGTTGTCGAATGACGTTGAACGCCCGTAAAACTTGACTTTGACGGTGCCCGTCGGCCCGTTGCGTTGCTTCGCAATGATGAGCTCAGCGATCCCCGTCTCTTCGTCTCTCTTTTTTTCATCAGGCTTCGGCGGGTTGTAATATTCATCGCGATAAACAAATACGACGTCGTCGGCATCTTGCTCGATCCCGCCCGATTCGCGAAGGTGTCGAAGGTGCGGGCGCTTGTCTTTCTCGTCTTCGCATTGGCGGTTTAGCTGGGAAAGCAAGAGCACGGCGCACCCGAGCTCTTTCGCGAGCTCTTTAAGCGCGCCCGTGATTTCCGAAAGCTCTTGATCTCGAGTACGGCTCGAGTCGCGGCGCCCGCGCATTAGCTGCAAGTAATCGATCACGATAAGCGCGAGCCCTTGCGCCGACCGTGCGACGACGACGCGAGAGCGCGATCGGATTTGCATGATCGACGAGCCGGGCGTGTCGTCGATCCAGATCGGCAAATTGCGAAGCGAGTCTTTTGCACGTAAGACCCGGATACGCTCGTCGTCATGCAAACGCCCCTTGATTCCACGCTTGACGCTCGCCCCTGCTTCGGCGCACGCCATTCGCATTCCCAATTGATCGCGAGGCATTTCGAGCGAAAAGATCGCAACCGACCCGACCTCTTCGCGAGCCACGCGGGCAGCAATCGACGTCGCAAGCGCCGTTTTTCCCATACCCGGGCGGGCGGCGATCACGGTCACGCACCCGCGCCCGAGCCCGCCGATTTTGCGATCGAGCACGTCAAGCCCCGTCGGTAATTCGACAATACCCGCGGCGCGAGCTTCATTCGCTAGCATGCGCCGATGGCTTTCGCGCATGACGTCGCCGATCGGCGCAATGTCTCTTCGCTCGTCGCGTTGCGCGATTGAAAAGATATCTTGCTCGCTTCGGTCGATGAAACTTTGCGCGTCGTCGATCGGCCCGTACGTTTCCGCGACGATTCGCGTGCACGTGTTTGCTAATTGCCTAAGGCGCCACTTTTCGCGGACCCTTTGCGCGTAAGCCTCGACGTGAGCCACGGCGGGCACGGCGTCGACGAGCGTCGCAAGGTATGCCGCGCCGCCGACTTGCGCGAGCCGCTCACGATCTCGCAATCCCCCCGCGACGGTCACGACATCGACCGGGCTTCCCTTCGCGGCGAGCTCGAAGACGGTTTCGCAAATGCGCCGATTGGCGTCGGCGTAAAAGTAATCCGGTCGACAGATGTCGAGCACGCGATCGAGCGCTTCCCTGTTCAGCATGATCGCCGAAAGCACGGCGGCTTCGGCGTCGAGATCGTGCGGCGCGATCCGGTCGTCTTTCATTTCGGATCCTTCGGCGGGTGCGCGGTTTTCGCGGCGGCGGCTTCGAGCGCCGCTAGCCGTTCGTCGCTCCGTTTGCGCTCTTGCGCCCGTTGCGACTCGGAAAGCTTCGGCGATTCGTAAGACTTCGGCGCGTCGATCTTCCCGTTCGTCGAGCGCGGCGGGCGTGCGTTGTCGCAATAAACTCGAACCTTTTTCCCGAGCGCTTCGGCGTTAAGCCCGACGCTCGCGAAGTCTGCCGCGCTATCGCGGATTGCTTGCAAAACCCATTCAATGCGAAAGCCCTTGGCGATCTCGTTCGTCGCAAAACGGGTCGCGAGGGCTTTCGCGAGCTCGGGGTAAGCCACGGGCGCTAGCGACGGGTGCGCTTTCAATTCGGCAAGGATGAGATCGGCCGGATTGCTGGCGTTGTCCGTCCGCTGCTCAGCACAGTTAAGATCAGCTAAGATCAGATCAGAGTGACTCTTCGTGACCGGGCCGGGACAATCGGTCACGTTTTCGGACGGATTGTCCGGTTTACCGGTTTTGATAAGGGACACTTCGTCACGACTTGTGACAATTGCGCTCGACGGTGGCCCGGGCGCCTCGTCGGACATTCTGTCACGTTTTGCGACCAGGCCCCGTTCGGCTGCTAGGGCGTGATCGCGGTATCGCGCCCTCGATTCGGCTTTGCGAAGTCGGTCGCTTTGGGGCGTCGATTGCCCTTCGACGTAATTCGGCATTACGAGAAATTGCCCGCGTAAAACCACGGTTCCCCGCTTCAAGAGATCGGCGAGCCCGACGCCGACGACCTCTTCGGGTATTTTGATAAGAGCCGCAACGGCTCGCGCCATTTCCTCGCCCGCATACTCGGCGAGATCGAGCACGCCCGCACGGTCGAGCTTTCGCATAAGGTTCGGAAGCGTTGCTCGGGCTTCCCAAGTCATCATCAGCCAACCGACCGTGTCGTATATGTAAAGCCGAACATAGGGCGTGTCGCCGTAATTCATTGCGCCCCCCGCCAATCGAGAAGCGGCGCGCCGCCCGCGTAGATCCGAGCTCGTGCGATGTCGCAATGGCCCGGCGCCGCCTCGACGCCGATAAAGCGGAACCTTTCGATCGAGCACGCGACCCCGGTCGAGCCCGAGCCCGCGAACGGATCGAGCACGACGCCATCGGGGGGCGTTATCAATCGGCAAAGCCAACGCATAAGCCGTTGACCTTTGACCGTCGGATGATAATTGTGGCGATTGCTCTTGCGACCCGTGCCCGCGCGCGGCGAATCGGTCCCCGCGCTTCCGTCTTTTCTCCCCGTCACGTTTTGCGGCGCGAGATGTCGACACCCTTCCTCGCGCTCGGCTCGAGCCGGCTTAGGTGAATAGAAAAATAGATCGACCCGCGCCGCCTCTTCATCGAATGGGAATTGCGTGAAATAGCGCGATGCCCCGCCTTCATCGCCGTAGGCTTGCACGGTGCCACCGTCCGACATGCCCCAGCCACGACCGTCCTCGCGGCCCCATCGAGGGGTCGGCACCGGCGATACGCCGCTTTGCCGGTCGAGCTCGGCGACCGGGCACCCGTCGGCGCAATCCCACGCGGTAACCGTCTCGGTCCCGTCGCCGTCGGAATGATGGACGGGCGAGCTCGCCGCCCCCGTGAAGAGCGGCGCGTCGCGCGAGCTCGGGGTCCACGGCGGCGAAGCTTTCACCTTGCGCGTCCCCGTCGGCTTGCAATCCGGCCCGTGGGAAAAGACGACGTGCGCGGGCCAACGACCGAGCGGCGAGGCGTCGGAGCAATTCTCGATCGGACTTGTGTTGAATTGAACGTCGGAGTCTCGGCGGGCCCATCCACGATCCTTGATCGAGGCGACGCGGGCTGCATGCTTTGCGAAATCCTCGGCGCTCGCGTGAGCGACGCGGCATCCGTCGATGTTGAGAGCGCCCGTTCCGAGCTCGCGCACGCTCTCGGCGACGGTGCCGACGAGCGGCTTACGCGCAAGCCACCAATCTTCGATCGCGGGCTTTAGCCCCGTCCCCCACCCTTTCCAGGCTACGGCGCTCGGGGTAATCGGCGGCGCGATGTTTCTAAGCCCCGTCGCCCCGAGGGCGATCGGGCCGGCTTGCTCGGGCAGATTGCCCGGCTTGGTCGGAACCAAGATCGGCGCCCGCTCGGCGCCTAGAAGCCGGTCGAGCTCTTTCGAGACGTCGAGCGATTTCGGGAAGCCTTCCCCGAAGACGTGCTCGATCCGGTCGCGCACTTCGAAGCCCGCGAGCTCTAACGCGGCGCCCGTCCAATGGCTCGTACGGGGAAGCGCCCACACGAGCGCGTGACCGCCGGGTTTCAACACGCGGAAGGCGGCGCGAAAGCACGACGCCAGCCACGCGATCCACTCTTCGGCGCCGCCCTTGTCGTCGTCCCATGCGCGCCCCATGAACCGGATCCCCGCCGGGGGATCGGTCACGATGGCGTCAACGGACCACGTCGGAAGCCGGTCGAGCACGTCGAGGCAATCGCCGCACGCGACGGTCCATCGACGCTCGCCGAAGATGACTTCGAAAGCTTCGGCGGGATCGAAATCGGCGGCGGCGAGCTCGGGGCCCTCCATCGCCTTACGAAGCCCGCCCGCAAGCTTTACAAGCGTCGGCAGACGGCGGCGAGGCGACGACGGTCCACCATTCTTCGGGGATCCGGCCGCCCGTGATTTGACGGATAAGGACAACGCCGCGCACGTCGGGTTGACGGCGCCCCGTGCGAAAGCGCCAAAGCGCGGCGCGATCGATGGCCTTGCGAAGCGCGGCGGCGATGCTTCCGCCCGCGCGAAGTATTCGATCGAGCTCTACCGAAGCACGCGACACCTTAACGGGCGGCTCGCTCGACATGAAATCGACCGTCTAGTCCCTTTGACACTCTGATGTCAAGTGCCAGCACGGCGGCAAATGACACGGCGTTGGCAGACGACGACACCGACTTAAGGCGTCCTGTGCACAAATCGCTAGGCAACGCGTTTCTTAGCGGATACATTCTTTTGCGCCGCACATGCCGAATTTGCCCACATTGCCCGATCGCGCTTGGTACGCCTATCACTGTCTCGCCCGAGACGGATCGGGCGCGCCGCCGCCCGTGCGCGAGCTCGAAAGGGTGCACGGCATTTCGGGCGGCACGATCTCTCGGCTTTGCCGTGGCGAGCGGGTCGAGCTCACGACGAGCGTAATGCTAAAGGTCGCCGTCGCCCTCGAAGCTTCGCTCGCATGGCTGCAAGAGGGCGGGCCCGACGAGCCCGAGCCGCCCGTGCACGCGATCCCGCCGCGCCCGGGTACGCAATGGATCCGACACTCGTCGTTACCGGGCTGGGAAGAGGCGAAGCGCGGCGCAATCGCCTTCGACGGCATGCGCCGACTACCGCCCGAGGCATATCAAGCGGCGGGCGAGATGACCGTGTTCCGCCCGATCGAGCGGCTCACGCCCGAGGTCGTCTTAGCGGTCGCCGCCTATGCATGGGAAACGAGCTCGTTTGCCGAGCGAGCTCGGTTTACGACCGCCGATGCCAAAGGACAGTCGGCCCGGGCGCAATTGCCGCGCCGCCGCGCCGCGAAATAGGAGGGCTTCCCCGATGACCACTTCCGATCCCCCCGCCGAGTCGCCCGAAGCGATCTTCCTCGCGATGGAGCGAGCGGCCGACGACTTTTACCGAGCCGCGCAACGGATCGGCGTGCATCCCTTCCTCGAATTTACCGGGCTAATGCGCGAGTACATTACGATTTTGCGGGCGAGCCTTCGGCCCGAAGAGCCCTTCGCATGGCCCGGCGATCGGGTGCGCATGGAAACCTTTCATGCGCAATATTTGGCCGAAAAACTCGATTGCATTTATGGGAATGCTTTCGAAGCGCGCCCCGAGCTTCGGGCCGTCTTCGTCGAAGCGTTTCTAGGGCGCACGCCGTGACCGCGGATCCGAGCGTGCAAGGGTTAGCCGACGTGTTTTTCGGGCAAAATGTGCTGTATCAAGCGACGCTCGAATGGTGGCGTAGCCATCGGCCCGCGGGCATGTCGACCTCCGAGCATATGCATAACCCGACCGTCGGGCTCGAGAGCGCCGCGGAAAAAGCGCTCGCCCGGGCGCTCGTCGACTTGATCTATCTCGCCGCGCAAACACGGCTCGTCGAGCGTGCCGCGGGGCGCCCGCGCTCTTAGGCGCCGCCGTCCATCAGTCTTCGGGGGGATCTCGAATACCAATCTACGCCGGAAAGGGGACGACATGACAACGGATCCATCTACGCCCGAGCGAGCCGACGAGCTTCGCGCCCTGGTAACCGCGGCGCTCGCCGCGGGCCATTCACGGCGCGGGCTCGCGAAAAGCGCGCGGGTTAGTTACTTCAATATGAACACGTTTTTACGGGGCGAACCGAAGCTTGGCGCCGAAGCGATGACCCGCCTAGAGGAAGCGGCAAAGAATCCGCCGCCCGTTCATGGCGAGCACAAAGGCGGGCTTACGGTCGGCTCGACCCTGGTCGCCGCCAAAGAAATCAATGCCGAACGAGCCGCGCTGAACAGGATCCGTAAGCAACGGTTCAACGGCTCGGGGTCCGCCCTTGCTCGTGCGATCGGGGCGTGCTCGGGCTCGGGCATGCTCGCCATTTTGAACGGCAATGGCACGAGCTCGGCGACGCTCGAAAGGATCCGGGCGTGGCTTTCGACCAACGACCCCGACGGCGCGTCGGCGCTCGCGATGGCGACGACCGCCCCGATCACGGCGCCGCCCTTGCCGAGCTCGGGGGGCGCACCGAGCGCAACGCTTGCACCGATCGTGCATTCCGACGCGCCGACCCTGGTCGGCACCCGCACGACGATCGAGAAGATCTTACGGCTCACAACGACGATCCATCATTACGGGCCGGGCTCGGGCGATCCGAAGCTCGTCGCCATGGTTCAAGGATGGATGAGCGCCGCCGTTGCGCTTTGCCTCGAAGAATTCGCGGCGAGCTCGGGGGGCGCGCAATGATCCCGCCCGTCGATCCCGACCGTTACGAGCTCGTGCGAGCCCTCTTGAAAGCCGCTCACGAGGCAGGCTTCCCGATGATGATGATCGCGCAAAACTCTCGGGTGCCCGTGCAAACGCTTTCGAATATCAAAGGGGGCCGGGCTGGGATGTCGACCGCCCGCGCCGACGTCATACAGAAAGAGGTTACGCGGCTTCTCGGCGCTTCCGTCGTCGCTCGGGTGCGCGAAGAATCACACGCCGATTTACGGGCGAGCCTTCGGCGTATGCTTTCAGAACAGTATCAAGGGCGCATGCCCGACTTGGCTCGAGCCCTCGCCGTGCGCACGGCGGCGATCAAAAAAGCCCTCGAAGGCGGGCCGATCGAAGCCGATCTCGAATCGAAATCGCGAGGCTTGGTCGGGCTCGTGCCCGCGAACGGCTCGACCGACGCCCCCGAGCTCGCGCCCGTGGCGCCGACGCCGTCGGGGAATTTCGAAGCAAGAGCCCGCGCCCTTGCTGATAAGATAGGACTCGAAGCGCTTGCGTATGTTCTGGACAAATCAGGCGCCGTCAACCGATAGGAGATCGAGGGGTCAACCATGGACAAAGAACCGAGACAAAGAACCGAGCGAACCGATTTCACGGAAACCGAAGCGCAAGTGCTACGGGAAGCGGTACGGGTCGCCATCGCCGATCACGCAAAATCAGGGATCGCCCTCGCGGCGAAGCTCTTCGAAGCCTATTACGGAACCGTGAAGCAGAAAGGGGCCGACGTGCCGCTAGCGGTCTATTGGGGATTCGATGACTTCGACGACTGGGCTGAGCATGAGGTCGGGCTCCATGAGACGACCGCTCGATCGTACGTGCGAATGTACGACGAACTATTTGTAAGGCGCCACTTCGCACAGGGCATTTTGCCCAATTCGATCATGAAATTACGACTTCTCGCCCGGATCTCGATGCGCGTGCACGACTCGCGAGAAATGGTGAAATGGATCACAAAGGCCCGCGGCCTTTCTTGCTGCGACTTCGAAGGGGACGCCGACGACGCTTTCGGGCTGGGATCGAGTAAAAAGAAAAACATCTCATTTAACCTGAAATTCAGCTTGATCGGGCCCCTTTACAAAGCGCTCGACGCGGCTCGAGATGACTTCGGCGTAGCGACCAAGGGCGAAGCGCTCGCGAAGATCGTCGACGACTGGAAAGTCCGACGCCACGCCCCCGCAACTTCCCGCCGCCGCGCCGCAAGCTAAGCGCTCGATTTCATCTAGAAAACAAGCCCGAGCGGCTCCGTTGAAGATAGCCCCTCGTCGCCACGCTAACAGCCGATGTCATCCGCAAAAAAGACCAGGGCCATTAAATTAGGGTCTTGTCTTTATGCATCGGTTGCGGGAAGGTGTCCGTCCCATGGCGACGGGGGGACTCTTCGCTTCTCTTGGTAAAATCGCGCTGAAAAGCGCCGACGTCGATCCCCTCGCAAATCCCGCCCTTCTCGTGTGCCGTCTCGCCGACGGGCTCTTATCCCGCGAGCTCGGCCCGCGCCCGGTCTGCCGCATGCCCGAGTCGGCACCCGTCCCCGATTTCGACGTCGTCGATCGGATCGTGGTTTTCAAACACGACCGCGATCCGCGGGTCTGTGGGTTACGTGTGCATAAGGGCCTCGCCATGGTCATTCTTGCCGCGAACGGGATCGACGTGACCGGGAAGAATATCGACGAGCTCGCGAGCTTTACCGCCCTTCCCGACGAGGTCGCGACCGTCGAGATCATCGAAAGCCATCCCTTCGCGCCGCCCGACTTTCTAAAGGAACAGATCGCCCGTCGGGGCTTCGGCTTCCTTACGGAACAGACTGCCCGTAGAAGCAATGACGTAAACTCCAGCACGGGCGTTTTTCTAAAATGGTTCCCTAGAGCCTAGCCGACACGAAGACGTCAATTGCCAAAACGTTGGCAATTGACAACGCGTTGGCAGACGGATAGCGTCGCCGGTCCATGCATACCGTCGACGAGAAGGATCTAGGTTGTAGACCCGAGCACGAGGCGATTTTAGGGATCGCCGAGAAAATGGATCGCGAGAAAGATGCGATCCTGCAAGCCCATTCCGCCGAGATCGACGACGCAAGTCGGGCGATCCGAAATGGGAATCATGAGCGGGCGGCGGAGATCTTCGACACCGTCGCCAAGGCGATCCGCGCCGCGGGTCTGCCGCTCTTCGAGTCGGAATACTGGGAACGGCGCGCCCGCGATTGCCGCGAGGTCGTGCGCCGTCGAGCGCCTAAAAAAGGCCGGAAAGCGGGGCGAAAATGAGAACGCACGCCGAGCTACATATGCAGGTAAGAAACCTCGTCGCCGGGCGACACTACCCGTTCGTCATTGCGACGACGTCGAGCGAGTATCATCCGGGCCGGGTCGAAGTCGAATGGTCGGTAACCGTCTTCGTCAATAATCGGCGCGTCGTCGCCCGCGGGCTCGGGCCGACCAAGGTTTACGAAGATCTCGAAGCCCTCATGCGCGAGATCGCCCCGAGCTCGGCGCCCGTCGAATTGCAGATCTTCGGCGAGCCGCCCGACCCGACGGGGGCGCCGTGACCGCCGTACCCGCGGGGCGCTTGACCGAAACGCGCACGAGCGCTCTTCCCCTCGCGTTCAAGTGCCCGGGCTCGGTGCGCCGCCCGACCCTGCCCGTCGCCGACGACGCGAGGTCGGCCCGGCTCGGGCGCGCCGTGCACGAGGTTTTGCGCGGGCTGGTCGAAACCGGCGCCGTCGCTTGGGTCGATGTCAACGGCGCGGCGACGCGGCACGAAGTCGAGCCGGGCGAGGTCGGTGCGCTTTGCGGCATGGCTCAAAAGCTTTGGCCGACGATCGCCGACAGTTTCCGAGACGCCCTTACCGAGCTCGAATTTTCGGCCGAGCTCGCGCCCGGTTTCCGCTTGACCGGTCACGTCGACGTGATCGCCGTCTCGGGCACGGCGGCGCGGATCGCCGACTGGAAAACGGGGCGCCGGGATTACGACTATTCCCAGCAATTGAAGGGTTATTGCGTGCTCGCCCTTCTCGAAGATCCCGAGCTCGCCGAAGCGACGGCGACGGCCATATGGATCCGAGACGGCGAGATCGAAAACTACACAATGCCGCGGGCGGCGATCTCGCCATGGGTTAAAGACTTGCTCGCGACCGTCGTCGAATGGGACGGCGTTTTTCATCCGGGCCCGCATTGCGGCTTTTGCCCGCGGTCGCATGAATGCGAAGCCCGTACGGCGCTCGTGCGCCGAGACGTCGCCGGTTTCGTCGACGACCTTAGGCAAGCGGAAAGCTCGCTCGCCGAAATGGCCCCCATGGCGATCGTCGAGCTCTTACGCCGAGCCGACACGGTCGGGTATCAGGCGAAGCGGGTGCGCGATGCGATCAAGGCATTTGTGGCCGAACGGGGCGAGCTCGTCGGCGACGGCGTCAAGCTTACGATCGACGTCGAGACGCGGCGCGAGATCAAGACGCTCGAAGCTTGGCCGATCATCGAAGCGCTCGATCTTGACGCGGGCGAGCTCGCCGAATGCGTCGACGTGTCGATCTCGCTTCTCGAGAAAGCCGCCGCCCGCAAAGCGGGGCGCGGCAAGGGCGCCGCCGCCGTGCGAGCGCTCGGGGCCGAGCTCGAAGCCGCGGGCGCCGTGACCGTCTCGCCGCGAACCTACCTAAGGGAAAAACGAACATGAATGCCGAAGCCATCGAAGAGCGTACCGCAACCGAAGCGATCGTCGTATCGCCGTCGACCATGGGGGCGATTGCCCGAAGCGAGGTCGAAGCCCAGCTAGCGGCGGCGCACCGTTTCCCGCGCTCGCCCGCGGCATTTCTGCAAGAGGCGGAAACGCTCGCGACCCTAAGCGTCGAGACCGCCGAAGCCTGCATTTTCACCGTCCCCCGCGAGGGCAAGCTAATCACGGGGCCGTCGATTCGGCTCGCCGAGATTTGCGCGCACGCATGGGGAAACCTTCACATTGCTTCGCGGATCGTCGACGAAGACGAGCGCACCGTTACCGCCCAAGGGGCATGCTGGGATCTTCAAAAAAACTTGCGAATGACGATCGAGGTGCAACGGAAGATCACGGGCAAGCGGGGTCGATACTCCGACGATATGGTGATAACGACGGGCAATGCCGCCGCCTCGATCGCCCGGCGCAACGCGATCTTTTCGGTCGTGCCGCGGGCGTACATTAACCAAGTCTTCGAGAAGGTGCGCGCCGTCGCCGTCGGGAATGCTGAGACGCTCGCCGATCGGCGCGCGAAGGTCGTCGAGCGCTTGCAAAAGCGCGGCGTTCCGCCCGATCGGATCTTCGCCCGGCTCGGGGTCAAGGGGATCGAAGATGTCGATCTTGAGAAGGTTACCGAGCTAATCGGGTTGGGGACCGCGCTAAAAAATGGCGAGGGGACGATCGACGAGCTCTTCCCGCCCGTGACCGTCGGCGCCGCGCCCGCCGCGCCCGCCGACGACGGGAAGCGGATCTCGATCAAGGGGGCGCCGAAGCCCGTCGAGCCGCCGCCGCCGCCCGCGCCGAAGGAAGCGCCCCGCGAGCCGGGATCCGACGGATGAGCCATCCGATCGAGCGCCGCGAATTTCAGAAATGCGAATGCGGCTATTTGCAAACGGTCGTCATGCTCGACACTTTGATCATTGATTCGAGCTCGCTTCGGGCGTGCATGCCGCTCGCCCTGGTCGTGTCGTGTCGGTGCCCGAATTGCGGCGTTACATGGAAGGGCTCACACGAAATCATCATCCATCGATCCGACTGCCCGGGCAGACCGGGCCGAGAAAAGGAAGGGCTTTGCGATGATCCGCGTTTGCATTGAATCGCCGTTCGGCTCGCGGCTCGACGGTACCCGCGCGCCGCCCGAGGAAGTGAAACGAAATCTCGTCTACGCTCGCCGCGCAATGGTCGAGTCGCTTCGACGAGGCGAAGCGCCCTTCCTTTCGCATTTGCTCTACCCGCAAGGGCTCGACGATAATTCGCCCGTCGATCGTGAGCTCGGCATGCGGGCCGGTTTCATGTGGCAAGATGTCGCCGATCGAATCGTCGTCTACGGCGATCACGGCGTGACCCGCGGCATGGAGATCGGGATCGACCGGGCGAAGCGGCTCGGGTTATGGCCCGAATTTCGAAGGATCGGGCCATGAGCACGGCTCTCGAATACGCCGCGGGCACGACCGTCTCAGTCGAGCGCACCAAGGCCGAGCTCGAACGGATTTTGCGGCGCTCGGGCGCGTCTCAGTACGGAACGGCGACCGACGACGCGGCGGGATCGGCCGTCGTTTACTTCCGCCTCGACGGGCGAGCTATCCGCCTAAAGGTCCCCCTGCCGAAGGAAGACGCTTTCAAAAGAGATCCGCGCGGTCGCCCCCTTCCGCCCCAAGAGGTCGTGCGCCGACACGAGCAAGCTTGCCGATCGCGATGGCGTGGCGTCGTCTTGATTGTAAAGGCCAAGCTTCAATTGATCGGCTTAGAGCTATCGACGGTCGAGCGGGAATTCTTGGCCGATGTCGCATTACCCGACGGGCGAAGCGTTTACGAGCTTTTGCGCCCCGCTCTCGAAGAGGCTTACGCGTCGGGTCAAATGCCGCTCTTAGGAGCGGGGGAAGGGAATGCTAATGGCAAACGATAAGCGAAAGGGCTTCGCCTCGCTCGCCCCCGAGCGGTTAGCGGAAATCGCCTCGAAGGGCGGGCGGGCGGCGAAAGAAAGTGGCAACGCTCACCGTTGGTCGAAGGCGGAAGCGACGGCGGCGGGCCATTCGGGCGGCGCGAAGACGGCGGCTCGCGGGCCCGAGTACATGGGGAAGATCGGTAAAAAGGGCGGCGAAGTCGTCTCGAGTGACCGGGCGCATATGGCCGACCTCGGGCGGCGCGGCGCGAAATCGAAAGCGTCGTCGAAGGGGCCGGGCCGATGAAAGCGATCCCCCTTCGCGCCGTGTTCACCTTGCCATTGCAGAAAGGGCAAGCGGCTTACCCGCTCGTCGTCGAGATCCATTCCCTTACCCGAAGCGCGGCGCACGGAACCTTCGAGGCTTCGCCCGTCGGGCAATGGGAACAGTTAACACGCCATCACATTTCGTTTCGCCGATCCGACGGGTCGCAGATCGTAACGGTCAAGGGGAAGCAGGGGATCGGTGGATGGCGAATCGATCCGGCGAAACTACCCGCCGAGGTTTCGGCATGAGACGAAAGGAAAAGAGGGCCATGCAACGACGACACAAGATGAAGCTTCACGCCGTACCGAAGCCGCTCCCCGCGGCGCCGCCGCCGCCGCTTCGAGCGGTCGAGCCGCCGCCGCCGTCCCCTAGCAATCCGCTCGCGATCGAGGTCGTCGACGTAACGCCCGAGCTCGCGGGAAAATGGCTCGAGCGAAATCATGAGGGCAATCGGCCGATCAATTGGCGAAACGTCGAGGCTTTCGCAAACGACATGCGATCGGGGGCGTGGCGTCTCACGCACCAAGGGATTTGCTTCGACGCGCACGACCGCTTGATCGACGGGCAGCATAGGCTCCATGCGGTCGTACAATCGGGGGCGACCGTTAAAATGCTGGTGATTCGCAATGCGGGGGGCGACTTTCACGATCCGATCGATCGGGTGCGCCCGAGGTCGGTCGGAACGATTCTCGGCATGGGGAACAAAGACGCGGCATGTTTGAACATGCTTCGCATGCTTGAAGCGGGCTTCCCCCTTCATACGCCGATGACCGTAAACGACGCCGAGGAAGCGCACGAGCGGCACACCGAGAGCCTTACGGTTCTCTCGACCATTCCCGGGCGCTCGAAGCTAAAGGGCCCCGTGCTCGCCGCGCTCGTGTGGGCTATGCCCGTCGATCGCGAGCTCGCCATCGATTTCGCGGTTAAGGTCGCGTCGGGGGAAATGATCTCGAAGGGTCATCCGGCGTACGCGTTCCGATCATGGAGCGAGCGAAACCGCGGCGCCCGCTCATGGGATATCGTGCTCGCGTCGCTCACATGCCTTCGGTTTCACTTTACACATATGAAGCTCGCTTACGTCTCGACGGGCGAAATGGGCTTGCGGGCTTTCTGTGCGAAGCGGCGGGCGCTCAAGATCCCGAATACGCCCGGCGCCGATATCGTGCCCGCTTGCGGATGGACCCCGAGCAAGGGGGAAGATCGGGGCGAGGGGAAGTGATCGACATTCCGCCGAAGGTGACTCTTAATCGTGTTCTGTGCCAAGCGGCGCCGGGCTGGTACGGGATTCGCTGGGAACCGTACTCGACGGAACCGACGGGGGCGACCTACCTTCCCGTCGTCGCATGGGGGACGGCGCAATTTGAGTATCGCTGGGAAGGGGAAGGGGGCGAGCCGCCCGACCCGCCCGAAACCCTGCCCGTCGGCGTCGTCGTCGATTCGGACGACGATAGCCCCGCGATCTTTCATTGCTACACGTTCGGATTTTTGGGCTTCGCTAACGATCTCGACGAGGGGGCGCGGGCCATGTGGCGAGACCGTGCGCGGGAATGCTGGCACCAATGGCACGACCGCCCCAAGGTTGACCGATGACTAAAGAGCCGCTCGCCGTTACGCTCACGACTGGAGAATTACGGGCGCTCATCCGCGAAGAGCTCGTCGACGCCATGAAAAAAACGGGCGCCCCTCGCGAGGCGCCCGATATTTTGAACGCTGAACAGGTCGCCGAGCTTCTAGGGGTCCATCGCGAGACGGTGCCCCGATACGCTCGGGAAAAGGGGCTACCCGTGTTTGGCCGTGTGGGAAGTCACCTTCGATTTTCTCGCGCCGACGTTCTGGCGTGGATCGCCAGTCACAAGGTGTAGCTTGGCGCGGGGGGCCGTCGGCGACGGGATCGGCCGCGTCATGAACATAGAAACGGCGTCGCAAAGCGATTCCCAATCGAAATCGGTGTACGCGTCGATCACGTCCCCCGATGAATTGTGGGTCACCCGTTCGAGCGCGGCGACGTCGCACCTTGCCCGGCGACAGAACGAAATGAACGTATTTCGCGTGGCGTGGACCGTGTGCGACTCGATCTCGACGACCTCGCACGCCGCTTGAAACATCTTGTAGGCGCTCGATCGGGTATGGTTGCGGGCTTCCCGAGCTCGACATGGGACGATGAAATCTTCGGGCGTCGGCTTGCGGCAGAAGACGAGCTCGAAGCCCCGCTCTTTCCAATCGTCGAGCATTGCCGCGAGCGTCGGGTGGACGGGGACGATCCGCGGCTTTTCCCCGCGGATGATCGTCGACGTCTTGAGCATGGCGCCGTCATATTGCCGCTCGACCAAGAGCGAGCCGAGCGGGGACGGGCCCGGGTCGTAATCCTTGAATTTGTGCCCGCACACTTCGCCCTCGCGCTCGCCCGTGTAAAACGCGAGAGCGATCCACATGCGGGCGTCGAGCCGAATCCGCTCGTCGGTCGTGAGCGTTACGACCTCATCCCCCGTGTAGGGCTTGCGCTTCGAGCGGGCTCGGTTGCTCGGCGTGAGCTCGGCGGGAAGCTCGCACGGGTTGCCACGCATGAGACCTTCCACGCGCGCTTGCCGGAAAAGCCGTTGCACGACGCCATAAATGTTGAAGATCGACTTTTGCCCGAGCTCGACGATCTTTCCCTTGCGCTGATTTTGAAGTGACTCGTACGGCTTTCGAAGCTCGGCGAGCAATTTGATCACGTGCTTCGCGCCGCCCAAGTCGAGGTCGTCGAGACGAATCGCGAGAAACCAAGGGCACCGTTTCGCGACATGGTTGTACCACCAACCCCGCTCGTCTTCGGCCGTGCGATTGGTGATCGCGGGGAAGAAAAGGTCGGCGTACGTGCCCACGGTCATCTCGCTAGACGGCGTGCCCTGGTATCGGTTTTCGGCGATCTCTCGCTTCATTGCCGAGTCGCGCCGCTCGGCTTTGCGCTTGTCGGTGCCCAAGTGTTCCCACACTTGCGCGCCCGTCTTGAGCCGGTTGGTTACGTAGTAGACGATTGTCCGGTTTTTCAGGTGACGATCGACGACGGCCATTAGCGCGCCCTCCGAATGGTTTTGCCCGTGCCCTTGCGCGCCGTGGCTTCCTTCTCGGCTTCATAATCCGCCAACATTCCGTCGAGCGTTGCGCCGAGCTCGTCGAAAGCCCAGCCGACGATCGATCGGTTCGAGATGGTCGACTGCCCGAAGTAATCGGCGAGCGCCCGCCGTCGGTCGGGGTCGATTAGGTTCCCGAGGTTTAGCGCGAGCTCGTCGCCGCCCTGGTCGAGCCAATCGAGAAATTCGATCGCCCGTTGAATGTCGACCCACCGAGCGCGCCCCCCGTTGCTCTTACCAAATGCGCCACGGTCGCCCGCTTCGAGCTCGGCCGATGCGAGCGAGCGAAGATCTCGAAGCCCCGCTCGCATCGATGCCCGTTTCCTTCGAAGAGCGTCGCCGAGCGCCATCCCTATCGTTGCTTGTTTCATGGTTTCCCTACCTTGCGGGGCACCTTGCCCCGGTCCCATGATCCTAGCAAATGTTTACTCCGGTGTTTACTCTCGTCAAAAAACCTAATGATTTCCAGTGGAGGCGCCGGGAATCGAACCCGCGCAAGATTGGTCGGCGTTCAATGATTACGCTCGGTTGTGCCGATCCGTTGCGCCCGAATTAACGCCACAAATGACCGATGATCCTGCTAGTCGGCCGACAATGTTGGTGCGGGTAAACGGATTCACTTTGACCCCTTCACACGACGCGGAGTAGGCGGACCGCTTCCCCCGCGATCCGCGATCGTTCGGAAATGTAGATCCCGCGCTTCATTCGAGCTCGGCGATCGTTCGTTCGAGCGCTTCGGCGTGCTCGCGGATCATCCGCTCGACCTCGGGCACGGTCGCGGCATTGCGGCACGAGAGCCCGAGCGCCCGGGCGACAACGACGAGCGCACGGCGAAACGATTCGTTTCGCGCCGCTTCGAGGTCGGCGAGCCGCCGCGACTCTTTCAGCCAATGAAAGAGCGTCGAGCCGATCGCCCCCGTCGCCATGCCCGCGAGCAAAAGATCGGCTTCGTGCGGGGTCACGAGGGCGGCGCCTCGTCGAGCCCTAGTCGCATCTCGCCGCGGATATTGAGCTCGGCGCAAAGGACGGGAAGCCCGGGCAAGTCGTCCCATTCGAGAAGGTAGACGAAAGCCATCGGGTACCCGGGCGCCTCGACGGGGCCGATCGAGCCGCGCACGGTTCCGAGGGCGCCCGGCTCGTGACCGTCGCCCGGGTCGGCCGTTAGCTTTCGCACCCGCGCGCCGTTTGGCCATGCGCCGATCGCTTGTTTGCCGATGATAAATCGGATCATCGGGTGCCAGTCGTCCGGACAGATTCTCATTTCTTGCCCTTGCGTCGGACGACTCGAGCCGTCTTGAGCCGTTCCCAGTAGAAATGCATTCCCGCCGCGCCGTCCCTTAACGACCGCTCGACGCCGACGAGTCGCCAGCCCGCGCCCGCGGGGCGCCTCGGGTTGTCGAAGAGCTCGCGCCCCCCGTTTCCCGGCTCTTCGTCTGAAATGAACGTGCCGCACGTCTCGAAGTCGAGCTCGTAAACTCGCGGCGGGCGTGTGCGCGTCATTGCTTGCGCTTCCCGTGCATCGAACAATCCCCCACGAAACCGACGGCGACGGGCAAGCCCTCGCCCGGGCCGACGTACGAGAAGCAGACCGGACAAAACCAAATCAAGACGGCGGCTCGCTCGTCGGGCGTGCACGCTCGAAGGGCGCGCATTGCTTCGCCGCAACGGCGCCGGGCGCTCGACGGGGGCGACTCTTGACTCATGGCGATCCCCGACGACGTTTCTAGCATGAGGGCGGCGGCGCTCATGAGGGGCGCCCCTTCCGAAGCGAAGCCCGAGGAAAAACTTCGTCGGTCATCGCTTCCTCCATTCGTGCGCGTCGTCGCCCGGTCTGTCGTAGACGACGACGTCGATCCCGGGGTCGACGAGCGCCCCTTTGATGATTCGAAAGACGGGGCCCCATTTGCCGCCCGCGAGCCCGCACCCGATCCGCGGCATATGGACCGACGCGGCGGGCGTCGTCAAAAGGGCGAGGGCTCGCACGCTCGCGAGACACATGCCTAAGGCTTCGTAGTTAATCGGCGACGGGCGCGCCGCGCTTCGCACGCCGTCTTGGGCGATCATGTTGACGACCGCGAGCATGTGTTGCCGCTCGGTTTCGTCCCAATCGATCCGGGCGACTTGCACGCTCCCAAGGGGCGGCGACCCGCGGGCGAGCTCGGTGCGCTCGCGGAAGATCCGCTCGGGAAGCGACCATCGGTCGGAAAGCGCCCGCGTAAAGCCCGCGCCCCATAGCCCGCAATTATTGCAAACGTGCACGATAAGACGGGGCCCGCCCGTCTCTTCGGGGATCGTCGCGTCGCCGAGAACAAAGCGGATCATTGCAAGCGCAATTTCGGCTTAGGGGTTAGGGGCGTCGGCGCCCCGACGTCGAAGAGCGCCCGCAACATTTCGCAAATCTTGACGACTTGCGCTTCGACGACGGGGATCATCGGCATAACGACGAGCCCGGCGTCTTCCGCTAGCGCGAAGAGCCCGAGGGGGATGATCCCCGAAAGCGTCGCAATCGCCCGTTGCGCCGCTTCTAGGTTGTCGGGCTCGTCTCGAAGCTTGACGGGGATTTCCCAGCGTGTCGGCTCGGGCCCGGGTCGCCCCGCGTGGCGTCGAGCCGCGCCGCCCGCGATCTTGACCGCGAGCGTGCGGCAAACGGGCACGGGGATTTGTGTCTCGAGCCACGCGACGATCTCGCGTTCCGCGTCGGCGTACCCGTCAAAGTAATTGATCGCCATCGTCAATCCCGAGCGATTGCAAGAGGCACCCGAGATGAAACGGGCGGAAGGTCACGTGAGACGCTTTCGTTAATCCGTACGGCGTGTGAAATTGCACGGGCACGAAATCGAAGCCCTCTAACCGGCTCTCGACGTGCGGCAAGAGGAAGCCCCGATCGCCCCCGACGATCGGCGCCCGGCATCGGACGCAAGGCAGATCGATCGGCGTGTCGACGCGCAAATCGGGATCGTTGCACGGGGCGCCCCATGAATCGCCAAACCATTGCATTTCGAAGAGCGCCATTTGATTCGCCGACCATCTCGCCGCGCACGGGCGTCGTCAAGCGGATCTTTTTCTGCTAGGTTCCGCCGCCGCGTCGGAGGGCTAACCAATGGGCGAGCGATCGAGCGGCTTCGAGCTCGTGTCGGCGAACGGCGTTTACGACTTCGTGCGGCACGTTCAGCAATTGGCCGAAAGGGATTTCGCGAGAGACGGGGGGATTAAGGAAGCGATCTTCGTGTTTGCCACGCGAGATCATGCGACGTTGCGCCCCCTAGTAAAGCCTACCGCCGTCGCCGTTTGCTCGGCGGATACGAGCAACCTTTCGATCGACATATTCCTTTCGATCGGCGCGGGTTTCATTCGTCGTTGCGCGGCGATCGGTGTGCTGATGATGATGGAAGCTTGGACGGTGCTAGGGCCCGACGACGACGACCGGATCGCCATTTCCGGCGACCTTGCCGACCATCCGCGGCGCCGCGAAGTCGTCAACCTATGGTTAGAGCACGGCGCCTTCGGTCGCGTTTTGCAAGTATGGGACGCGCCGATCATCCGCTCGCCCGAGACGGGGGCGCGCCCGAAGCTCGGCGCATGGGAACACAACGTGAGCGAGGGCGGCTTCCGCCTTATGGAAGCCCCGTCCCCCTTTACCGACGACGCGGAATGGAAGGGGAATGCTCGACAAAGGGTCGACTGGAAAGCGCACCGTCGGGGCCCGCTTCACTAGCGCGGGCGCGATTGCCGCATTACGACCCGGGCACATTTGCGAGCTCGCCCGATTCAATTACGGCGCCGATCGGCCGTCTAAGTAAGGCGGGGACCCCGGGCCGGTAAGCTCGGGATCCCCTTCCACAGAAGGCCCGGGTAGGAGCGGGCAGACTATGGCGAAACCGACACTAGCAGACCCCGCAAGTAGTGAGAAATGGGCGGAATGGGAACGGGCCGACGCTTCGAAAGAGCCGAGCGCCCGTCTTCGAGCCATCGTCGCCCGGTACCGCAAACACAACGACGCCGTCGAAGCGGCGCTCGACGCCCGCGAGCTCGACGCGGCAAATCCCCGAAAGCAATAGGTAGGACGGATGAGAACGATCGCGATTTTCTGTGCCCTTACATTAGCGGCGGCATGCGGCGCACCCGGCCCCGTCGAGCTCGACCCGACGCCCGAGGTCGACGGCGGCGCCACGGCGCCCGACGCATACACGGCGCCCGACCAGGTCGCCCCCGAGCTCGACGCGGGCTCGAGACGCGACGCGCCCGCCGAGACGAGCTCGAACCGAGAAGCATCGTCGACGATGCCCGACGCGGGCGACGGTGGCGCCGCCCTCGTGCCCGACACGGGCGGGTCGACCGTAACCGCCGACGCGGGCCCCGACGCCGTCGACGGGGCGCCTAACGCAAATGACGCGGCAGGGGTCGGCCGTACCGCCGAGATCGAAGCGGCGTTCCGAAACTACCCTTGCGGGTACCCGGGCGCGCCCGCGAACGTGTGCGGCGGCTTCGCTCACACGACCCCGGTCTATTACGTCGAGACGGTGCCGCTCGTGTGCGCGGGCGGTCACTGGACGGAAGCGCCCGCGGGCTCGTTCTCGTGCTCGTCGGGTTGCGCGGCAAACCACATTTGCCCCTAATTTCGCGCCGTCGCAAAACTTGCCGCGCAAAGAAGAAGAGCTGAATCAGAGGCGAACCAGCCAGTCGTCGTCTAGAGGGTGCGGCGAGCTGATCAGCCGCAGCACAGGGGCGGGACTCCGGGTTAGCCGGACGGCTATTTTAGCTTCACGCGTTTTCCTATAATAGTAGCAACGGCTACGATAGGAAACTGAGGCACCACGTGCAACTGTCGGATTTTTCAGAGTCTTCGCCCGGTCGTCTAAGTCAGATCGATCACGCGCTTTGGGCCTTCGTGCCCAACCCTGCCCCGACCCATCTCAACCTTGACAACGACACAATCCGAGCCCTCGCCGCCGCAGAGCGCGCTTTGGGGAAGTTGACCGGAACTCTCCGCGCCGCCGGCCGACAGTTTAACGTGCGCACGCGCGCTCTAGCGCGTGAATTTGTCGGGGGGTCAATGGCGGTACGCGGTCCGCTCAAAAGTGAAAACGCCGGGCGCGACCCCATTGTCACGCCCGGCGCCGGTCTGCTGCCGAAAGAGGGGGTAGCCCGTTAGCTACGCCCCCCAATGGACTTCGTCAAGCGACCTTGCGGCGTTCGCGCACGGCGGCTTCGAGCTTGTCGAGCCATGCGAGAAGGCGCGCCGAAGACGTCGCCGGCATTGGCCCCGAAGTCGCCATCTACAAGGGCTTTCGCTGGTCGACCCTGCTTTCCGTCAATCGGTGACTCGACGCTTTCGCCGGCCGGTCGGTCTGGCATGTTTCGATCGCGCGGCTTCCGATCATGCGGCCAATGTCTCGGCAAGAGCGCCGGATCGCCCTTGCCCTTTGCCGCCGATTGCTCGACGGCGTCGGCGACCCCGAAGAACGCATCGAAACGAGCGAGCGGGTGATCCATGTGAAGCGGCCGATCGCGTCGGCCGAAGTGCCCTACTTGCCGACAGGCTTTTGCGAGCTCGAAGCGGTCGACGGCGCGGGCGAGCCCGGGCTACTCGACGCCATCGCGCGGCATTTGTAAAGCGGGGCCCCTTCTACCGCGGCCGCGCTTTCACGGGCCCGGCCGCGGGCGGAGCGCCGCGCGCCCTTGCCCCCGATTCGGCCGGCTCGTTCGGATCGTCGCCGTCGCCCGGGGCGGCGAGCTCGTCGGCGATGTCTCTCAAGATCACGCCGAGAAGGCGCGACGTTAGGGGCCTAAAGACGTGGGTTTCCCGCTCGACTTGAATAAGCCCGTCTTCGGTGAACCGGAAAAGTAGGAGCATGGCGCCGCGCGCGCCCGTTCGCGCGATCACGGCGTCGAGCGTCGCGGCATATGCGCCCCGGCCGATCATGGTACGGCGCCATCGTAGGCGCCGCCCGAGCCCGCCGCAACGCAATCGACCGAAGACGCCCCGCCCGCGCCGACGAGCTCGAAGCATTCCGCGTCGACGGCCGGGCGTGCCCGGGGCGCCCGGCTCGAGCTCGGCTCGGCACATTGCGGAGCGCACCAGCACGGCCGATTGACGACGAAGACGACCGAAGCGGCCGCGCCGCAACCCATAAGGGCGAGCACGAGCAGAACGCCGACATGCCGCGGCACGTTTGATCGAAGCCCCCCCGGGGTTAGTGTTTTTTCCCGCCCTTCGGGTGGGCCGCGGCCGCGGGCTTGTGCTCTTCGGCGGCCGCCGCCGTCGACGCGGCGAGAAGGGGCGCCGTCACCCCGAGCGCCGCAATCGCCGCGTCGAGCTCGCTTTTGGCCGTTGTCATCGCCGTCGACGCGTCGGAAAATGTTTGCGTCCGTGCCGCCTGCTCGATCTTTAGGGCATCGATCCCATTCATGAGAGCCGCCCAAAAATCCGGATCGGCGCCACCGTCACTTGATAGCCGCTCGATCAAAACGTTCGCCGCATCGGCGACCGCTTGCGATCTCTGCAACGCACCAAGCGCGCTTTCGTAAGCCGCTTTGGTCGCTGCATACGCTTCGGCCGCCGCGACCGCGTCATCAATCTGCTGTTGAGTCGCCATGATAGATCAGTCCCTTCTTTGTGAAAAACGCCGCGCGGGGCTTCACGCAATTGCAATGCCGCGCGGCGTGCCCTGGTAAAGTTCTACCGATCGCATTTCGCCCGCCGAAAGCGCTCTATTGTAAATGCAGATCTCGGCCACGGCCATCTTGAATTGTGCGCCGTGGTTGCCGAGGCCGCCAAGCGTCATCCCATTGGCCGGGCTACTGCCCTCGGTCAGATTGATCAACCCGCTAGCGCTTTGCGTGCCGTTTTGCCTCATAAAAGAGCTTGTCCCCGCGTATTGAAACGACCAAACCCTAAAAACCCCGTCGGCAATAGATGCAACGTTCTGCGATCCACTCGTCGCCGCCCCCTGCGCAAACATTGTGTGCGCCGTGCTGCTCGCATGATAGAGGGCCATCGTTAGGATCGATATGCCGTCAAATGGGCTCGTTCCAACGCCCGACTGCTGCGGCGCCACGCAAATCACGATCGTTTCAGGTTGAGCCAGCGCGAACGACGCGGCCATCCACGTTTGAATACCGTTGAAATTGACCTCAGCAAAGCCCGGGTCCGTGTCGGTCGTCGGCTGGTTGGTCGGTGTCGGCTGCAAAAAATGGTGATTGAGACCGCTTCGATCTGACCATTGATTAGGCGCAAAGGTGATCCCCGCGGTCACCCATAGTTGCAAGCCCGCAATGTCGAGAGGCGAAAAGGCTTTGGCCGTCGACGCCATGCTAGGCCACGGCCGGCCGCGTATTTCCGGCGGATAAATGATCGAGCCCATGGCTTAGAGCGCTATGAGCCCGACGTTTTGCGTTGCGCTTGCGGCGACCAAATAAAATTCGTTCGCGTCGGCCGCGGGCAAAATGATCGTCGTGCCCGGCGTGAGCCTAATCCCTTTCCCGTTCGCGCCCGCCGTCACGGTATTGGCCCGGCCGACGTGCACTTGCGCCGAATTGCCGGGATCGGCGCTAATCGCAACGAAGCCCGACGGCGCGGGCGCGGCGGCCGCTCGAAAGACGGTACCGCCCACGGCAAGCGCGAGATTTTGCCCCGCGTCCGTCGAGCCCGCGGCAGGCGTCGGATCGCGCGCGTCCGTCGCAAAAACGACCGAAACACTATGCGCCGCGTCAGTCTGCCCGGGCCCGCTAGGTAGTGCTACCATGGCGATTTGCTCCTTTCAAAAAATCCCATACTTCGTATTGAGATATGCCCGCATCGCTAACCGGTCCGCGGGATTGGTTAACACGTCACAAATGAACAACTCAAATAGCCGCATGTCGGCATACTGTGCCGCCGTGAAGTCTGATCCGAGCGCCGAGCCAGCGTTGCCCGCAAAGACGGTGCCATTCGTTCGATTATTGGCAACGCCGTTTCGGCCGAGATCAACGTTATTCACGGCGTTTACGTGAATTTCGAGCAGGCAGGTCACCCCGGCCACCGCGGCCACGGTGCTCGGCACGTTGCTACCTAGCCACGTCCCCCATTGCGTCCCAGAGTTGAGATTTTGAAAAAGCGCGTGCTGTTTGGTCGCGACGACTGCTTTGTAGAGCGTTGGGATCGTCGTCGGGCGCACGACCGCGAAATAGCTCAGAAGATCTTTAGTGATCGAAGTGGGGTATATGAGTTTGTCGTCGGCACCATCGAAGAGACCGCACTTTTTCCCACCAATCGTGTCGACGGTGGGCCGGAAAGCCGAACTCACGCTCTGCGTTGGCGCGTTGCTCGCGTCGGCCAGATTCGGCCATGTCGCAACCTGCGACGCTTGCGCCCCGAGCTCGTCGCCCCGATGCCATGCATATTTGACCCCGGGCAAGTCTCGCAAGGGCAAAAACCCAAACGACGGGGCCGGCCACGCCCGGCCGCGGTAGCTCGTCGGGTGCGACGTTCCCATTTAGATCGCCAAGACGCCGACGTTTTGACCCGTGCCGGTCGACACGAAATAAAACTCGTTTGCATTGGCCGCGGGCAAGACGATGCTTTGCCCGGGGGGCAAGCGCGCCCCCTTTCCGCCCGGGCCGGCCGTCACCGTATTGGCCCGGCCGACGTGCACTTGCGCGCTATTGCCACTATCGGCCGAGATGGCGACAAAGCCCCCCGGACACGCGGCCGACGCCGCTTGAACGACTGTATTGGCCGTGGCCAATGATACATTCTGCCCCGGATCGGTGGATCCCATTGGCGCTACTCCCATAGCTACTAGGTCGACCCAATTGCTAACCCCGTCGGATAAAAGCACGCAGTAGTCACGCGGTGCCGCCGCGAGCACGATATCCGCCGCCACGTTGTTGATCGTGCCCGTGCCGCCATTTCGGTGCACCGTGATCGGGTGCGCCGCCGCGTTGGCTTTTAGATCTTTGATGAAAAGAAGCCTCCCGGCCGCGTGCGCGGGGAGCGTCACCGTCGTCGTATTGCTCGACGTGTCGACCAGCAATACGACATCTTTGGCCGTTCGGCTATCGGCCGCGTAGCTCGCCGCATTGACGACGTAGGTCGGCAAAAACTCGCCCCCTTGAATCGACGAATTGCCCGCCGCCAAGGGCTGCCAATTCGAGCCGTCGAAATAGATCCCCACGACCTTCGCGGTAGCGTCGGTCGAAATCACGTCCACAATGATCGGCGATTCGCTTTGCCTATCTCGAATGACGAGCGTTCCCGCCGTCCCTTCGACGTTGAACCACGCGAGCCACCCCTCTTCGACCCCGCCATTGTCAAAAAAATCGTAATTGATCGTAACCCCGTCGACGTGGGCGAAAATGATCGAATGGGGGAAAAGCTGGTTCGCTCCGCCTGAGCCGTCACCGTTGAACGTCTGATAACCGGACGCCGGGACGATGAACACCGGGGCGCCACTTCCCCCCCCACCGCCCCCGCCGCCGCTTCCCGTGTCGACATTGGTGCGGTTATTGGCTGCGTCGTCGGTCACGGTCGCCCCGAGGAAATTGAGGGCGCCGCGGCGTGTCATCGGCACGCCGTTATTTTGAATCGTGAGACCGATCAAAACGTCGAGAAGGTTGCCCATGGTTCGCCCGCGCCCCCGCCTATGGAGTCACTTGGGAAGCGGCGGCCACCCACAAGGCCCCGTCCCAATAGTAGTAAATCCACCGATAATGTCCGCTCGTCGCCGTTCCAAAGGTTAGGTCGGCGCCATTGATCCGGACCGTGGCGGGCGTCGGTATGCTCGAGCTTACCCAAAGGGTCATGCCATCGGTCGGCGTGTCGCTCACGGGAGTTGCGGCCGGGCCATTCAAAATGGTGACAATCCGCCCAACGTTGGTTCCGATAATATTAATGACGTCGCAAGTCTTCGGCTCGATCGTCGCCGTCCCCGTGTTTTTGATGATCCGTTTGGCGATATAGCCGTTGTTGATATTGCGAAACTTGCCTTGGTTTTCGATCCCCGAATCAAAATCGATCCCGAGCTTGCCAGGGCCCGCAAAGGACGCCCCGCCATTGAAGCCCGCAAGCCCGTTGAAAAGAGAGGTTCCATTGACCGTCACCGTGCCGGTCAAGGTCGGATTTTGAAGCGACGCGCCCGGGCGCGTGCCGAGCAAAAACGAGCGGCAATAGGCGCCAAGGTTGGCGCAACCCTGAAAGCCGACTTCAACCGAAGCGGCCGAGCGCGCGTCGCCATCGCTCGGCACCATGACGGCCGTAACGTCGCCCGCATCAGTCGGCGTGATCGTGTGCGACATTTTAGCTAACCTCCCCGTCCCAATAGATGGCCCGCGGGTCGCGATTGCCCGCCAGGTTCCAGTCACCGTCGGGCAAGGGCGGCGCCGTGTCCGACGGGTCAAACGCTGTCGGGTCAAACGCTACAATGATGTTCATACAGAATGAATGCGGCGGCCGCCATTGCGCGACGATTTGCTGAACCGTTTCGATTTGCTCGATCGTCGCCGTGCTTCCCCATGTGCCGCCGTCGCCCCATAGCCCGCCGTCGCCCCATACTCCATCTCTAACCCATAGGTCGGCGGGCGGATAGAGGATAAGCCAAAACCGCGATTGCGCGGATTCGTCCCCGTCCCAATTCCAGTTTCCCCCGAGCGTGTAGAGCTTCACGCCATCGGCCCCGATCGTCTGCCAAGCCCCTTTGTCATTGACCGTACGAGCGGGGACGACGTGCGGGGCTAAATACCCTTGCACTTGCCGAATCAAAATGTACGGGCTTCCCGCCCTTTGATGGTCGTCGAGCCACGTGCGAAGCCGAAGCCCGTAAGCTTCGTCCGACTCGTCGAAGCCGCGAAGGATCCCCCGCTCGCGCCCGATTAGCGGCAGGCTTTCGGGCGAGTACGCGTTGGGAAAGCGAAGCATTACGCCGAATTTCACGCCATCGCCGAGGGCGTCTAGCTGCAAGGCGATCGAGTAAATCAAACGCCCGCCCCAATACGCTTGAAGCCACTTCGGCGAGATCCGCCGCATGGTATCGCGGAAAGTCGTTACGTCGGTCACGGCGGCACCAAGTGAATGGTCGGGGTAATCGTGCCGAGCACGGGCACTTCATTCGCCGCAATATTGACGTCGCCCGTCGGGTTGGTGACTTCGACGTGAAAGATCTCGGATCGCGTGTCGGCAATCGCCGAGACGATGGCGTCGTGAAATACCTTCCCGACGTCGGGCGGGATCACATTTCCGCCGACGGGCTCGGTTTCGAAAAACGACGTAAGCGACTCGGCGATCATCGTTTGAAGCTCGCCCGCGGTTAGCGAGCTCGTCGTGTACGCCCAAACCTCGTACGTGATCGCGAAGGTCACGGGGACGGCGCTTTGCACGATCGCGGTCACGCCGAGGGGGACGACGTTCGTTTGAATCGTCAAATTGACGGCGCCGAGGTCGGTCGAAGGGTCGTCGGGGTCGCCCGTAACCGGGCCCGAGGGCGTTGCGACCGTTACCGTTACCGTCGCCGTCGTCGAATTGGGCGTAACGCGTACTCGAGTGATCCCGATCGTTTCGCCGTTCTGCCGCTTCGCCCCCTTCGCAAAAAACTCGTAAGCGCCCGCGGGCCCGTTCGGCGAGAGCGACGAGCGCTTTTCTAGGCAACGCTCGCGCAAAGCGTCGTCGGTTTCCGCGTCGAGCCCGATCACGGGATTCGCGTTGGTGACCGTGACACCGAGAAGCGGCGTAACAAAGTCGATGATCGTATTCGGTGGCGCCGTCGAGTCGGCGCCCGCTTCGAGCGCTTCGACGGGGACGGTAATCGTCGAGCTCGCGGCAATGGTAAACGTCGTCGTGTTTCGATATTGCTTGCCCGCCGTGGAGAGTAAGACCAGGTCGCCC